ATCCGTTCAAGCATCTGTACATCGCCGACTTTTTCAGCGATGACGACTTCCGCGAGATCGTGTCCGCGCCGGAGATCAATATCCCACCCGTCGCCAGCGACGAGGCCCTGGTCCAGGCGCTGTACGCGCGCAATTTCAAGGAAATCAAGTTCCCCGGTACAACGACCGAGGTCCCGAAATACCTGGAATGGCGCCGCCAAGGTAAGCCGAAGCAGGGCGAACTCTGCGAGGGCTACGGCGTCACCATGCGGCTCCAGGCCAGCCGGGAAGGGACCATCCTTCGCGAGATCGAGGACTTCTTCAAATCCGACAAGTTCTGGCAGGCCATGGCTGACAAGTTTGGCGTCAACCGCAAAGAGGTCACGACCGATGTCGGTCTGCAAAAGTATCTGGACGGCTACGAAATCAGCCCCCATCCGGACATCCGGAAAAAGGCGCTGACTTTTATGCTGAATTTGAACCCGGCGCCGAACTCCGAAGAGATCGACATCCACACCCGCTATCTGACCTTCAAGCCGGAGTGGCAGTATGTTCAGGAGTTCTGGAAGAACAATCCGGACTATGACCGTTGTTGGGTGCCGTGGGCCTGGTGCGACGTTCAGAAGCAACAACCAAAGAATAACAGCATCGTTGTCTTCTCACCCGCCAACGACACCATGCACGCGGTCAAGGCCGCTTACAATCACTTGGTCACACAGCGGACGCAGTATTACGGCAATCTCTGGTACAAGTACGGGATGCCCAAATCGCGCGAGTGGCGCGACTACCTGCCCGAGTAGCCACTGACAGGGGTGGCGCTTCCCGCGTCACCCGATTGTCGCCAAAGTGGCCAAGTAAGCCTCAACCTGCTGACACTCGCTCAGCACGGAACCTTTGAGCACCGCCACGGCGCGGACATCCCCGGCAAGGAGCACGTCATAGGAGCCGCTGTTGAGCAGGCCGGTGGCGCCGATCCGCAGTTCGGTAGCGCCCGTGGTCGTGTTCAGGTCGTATATCGAGCCGCCGGGATCGCTGGCGCCACGGTCTACTCCATCCATCCGGAAATTCATTGACTGAGAGCCGCTGTAATCCCAGCGGCCGGCGTCGATGTGCCAGAGGCCGTCGCGCGTCTCCAAATCAGTGGAATTAACGCCCTGGTATCTGGCGTCGCCGTTTAAGCAGATGCGAGGCTCCCCGGCCGATGCCGTTGCATATCCGACTTCAAGGCCCGACCAGCGGATGTTGACGCCCGTGTCATAAGTGCCGGTGTGGTTCAGTTTGTTGCCGACGATCGTGCCGCCGGGCGTGGTGCCTGCCACACCGCCAACGATGGGTGTCCTGCGCAATGCGACGAAGGTGAAGCCTGTACCATAGAATAGCATCTGCGTGCCGCGTTGGCTGCGCAGATGGCCGTTGTGGCCGCCACTTTGCGAAAGCGTATTGCCGCTGTTCGATTGGCTGGCGCCATAGCCGAAACGCAGGTAGGGCTTGCCATCGGTGCCGTCTGTGGCGAGGCCGGGCGCATAGCCCGGCACCGCCTCCTCAAACTTGATCCCGCTCTTCATGCCGCGCCAGGCGAAGCGCTTGCTCGTGTAGATGCCCTGCAGGGAGCCGACGTAGATATCCAGCAGCCAGATCTCCACGAGGTTGTTGAGGTTCAGGATATCGACCAGAGTGTTGTCCGTGGTCGCCGGCATGGCGTCCTCGTTGTGCGTCGAGAACTGGTATTTGTTAATTGTCTTGGTCATGGTCGGTCAGCCCTTGAGGAGCGTTGTGAAGGTCTGCGAATCTGCGAAGACCGTGGCGTAGTCGTAATCCTGCGCGTCCCGGTCGTTGACGAGGCACCACTTCGCCAGCGCGGCAGCGGCGACGCCAAGGTTGCCGTAGTTGCCTTCCATCCGCGCCGAGGCGAGGAAGACGGACGTGCAGCTCAGGCAGACTGGATCAAGGAAATTGGTGATTTGTCCGGCCTGCGGGATCATCGCCTCGAATGGGATGTCGTAGGCAGCGGCCGTGCTCTGCGAGCCGACATAGTTCGTGTCGGTGCTGCGCCCGAGGTTACCCTCCATGCGCAGTTTGGTGCTGTCGCCCGGATCGACGTAGTACTGCACGCCGTGCTTGTCGCGGAAGGCATAGGACCACGACGTGCAGCGGGTCGCTTTGGTGGGTGTTCCCCCGCTAGCGGCCGTCTCCTGATCGGCTTGGGTGAGCACGGTCATGCCGACCATGCGCCGCGCCTCGCGCACATACAGCGTCGGCGTCCAACCGTCGCCGTAGGGCGAACCGATAAACTCGTCCGCGCACAGGCCCCAAGTCTGCGCGTCGGCCTTCAGCGCGGAAACGGGCGTGTCATTCTGGAGGTAGTAGAGAACGGACTGCATCTGCAGCACGTGGGCCGCTACAATCGTATCCCGCTGCGCCCAGTTGGCGGTTGCATAGCCCGTGTTCAGCCCGACGCAATCGCAGCCGACGATGCTGGCGTTGTTGAGGTCGTACTTGCCGTTGGGGAGCAGATCGCCGGCAAAGATATCGCTGAAATGGGTATAGCCGTTGATGCTGATCATCTGCGCCAGCAGTTGCAGATGCTGGGACGACGAATTGTATCCGGCCGGGCGCGGGAACGGCAGACGGTCGCTGGCCTGTGTCGCCGTGACGCGGAAGTTGAACGATTGCAGCTTGTCGTCCGCGTCTCCAGACGATCCGCCCGGATAGGCCGGGACGAGCGAGCCAAGGCCGGAAAAGCCCGCAAGGCTGTAGGCGTACTCCGGCCTTACCCCAGCCCTGCTTTCGTTATATGCCGCCTGTGACTCGCGCCCGCTCGTGTAGGTGACACCGGCATGATAACCAAGGTCGCCTTCGTAGCTGCCATTGATCCAGAACCGGCCATAGACCAACGTGTCGCCGGCCATGACGGAGGTGATCTTGTTGTTGTAGACGTGGACATCGCCGCGCTCCAGCCGGACGCCGGTGCTGACCACGGCCCCGCTGCGACGCAGGATTTCACGCAAGAAGTATTGCGCCGTCTTCGGCTCAAGGCCCCGGTCGCCATTCGACGACAACGGAGTTGTGTACGGCGCGGTCTGGTTGGCGCGAAAGAACTGCCCCGCCAGTGTTCCGGCCAGGATCGAGGTCTTGACCGCAGCAGGCGGGAAATCCTGCCAGCACAGGCCGCCTGCAATGGCGCCGCCGACATAGTCGGTCGGTTCGAGCACGCACACGCTGAAGCCCTGCTGACCGAGCCAATATGCAGCCATGATGCCGGCGATTGTTGCGCCGTAGATCACGACGTCGAACGACTGGGTTCCGCCCTGCGGCATGGCTGGAGCCGGGCCGGAAGCTGTCATGACCAGTTGACGGCGCGAGGTAATGCCGCCGTGGGTGAGACCGTCGCCGTCGACCACCGCCATTGATACCACGCCAGAGCCAGGCACGCTCGCAGCAGTAACCGAATAGGCAGACCCGTCGCGCTCGGGCAGGATGCGCTGAAAGGTGTTGTCGCTGCCGAGCCGATATTCAAGCCCGGACGTGTCCTGATAGCCGATGACAAGGCCAGCGGCGTCCAGGATGACGCGCCCGACCGTGCCGGCATCGACGCCGGGCAGGTAGAACTTGGACACGTTGTAGACGAGCGTACCCTGCGCCAGGGCCAGATCGCGCGCTGCTTCGGCCGCTGTCTTGGCCGCCACCGCCTGATCCTTTGCCAGGGTAGCCGCTGGCGTGACGTCGCCGCGGATGTTGTTTGCGTCGGCAACATTATCGACTAGGCCGTCAAATCCGATGTACTGGCCGGTGTCAGGCTTTGCGCCCTGCCCGCCGGTCCAGTCCGTGACCTGTTGGACAACGGTGGCGTCATCGACCTCGACGTTGGCAAGAACCGGCGACCAGCCCTTGTATCCCGGCCCACTGCCAGCCTGTAGCGCAACGGCAAGGTTTGGTGCTTCGGACACGACGCCGGCCGGGTTTCCGACCGTCGTCTGAAGCTGGATGCGCTCGCACGCCTGCTTGGTCCCGCCAAGATATATGACCCGCGCCGTGAAATAGGTGCTCGGTGGGAACGTGGCCCACTGATCATCGGTCAGGGTAAGCGTGCCGGTGATGACGCGCGCGTCCGCGTCGGTGATGTCCAGAGACAGCACGCCTTCCTCGGCAAGGACGGCTGACGGTTCGAAGACATCAACGGAGCAGTCGGTCAACCCATCCGGGCCGGTGGCGCTCTCAGGCCAGGTCAGCGTGAAATAGGCAGGGGTAGTCCCCCGCGTAATCGGCAGGATATTGGTGGTCATGTATTGTCCTGTCGCGGGATTAGGTGACGGTGGCTGTCACGGGGCCGTAGGGCGAACTTTGCGCACCCGAACTGTTCTCAGCCGTGACCCAGAAATCGTATGCGCCGGCCGCTATGCCGGTGTTCGTGTAGCTGCCCGTGCTGTTGGCGGCCCCGGTCTTGAGCCCGGACACGTCCGTCGCAGAGCCGAAACCTGCGCTATGGGCGGCACGCCACAGTCTGGTGCCGTAGAAGTTGCTGCTCGTCGGGTTATGCCATGTCGCCACCACTTGCCCGGCGGTGGAGGCATCGAGGGTCAGACTTGTCGGCGCGGCCGGCGCAACCGCTGCGGCCGATGTTGAAACCGTTGTTGCCGTCGACCAGTCGGACGGCGTAGACCCGGCACGATAGCTGACCTCAACGTCGATCGACGCATTGACCGGCACGATGCCGGTCGTGATCGTCACCGACCCTCCGGTAACAGACGTGTCCGTGAACTCGCTCCACGTCGCGTCGCCAGTCACCTGCCAGCGGCCCGACCAGGTGATGTCGCTGCGGCTCGGTCCAGACGCGTCGATGCTGATGGTGCACGTGGTCGGATCGTTGAACACGGCCGTGGCGTCATCAATCGTTGGCGTGGAGAGTGCCTCATAGCCAGACCCTGCCACAGTCCCAACCGCCGTTCCTTCCTCCGTGGCCGGGTTCCAGTCGTCGATATTGGACACGGCGCTGATGACCGAATAGACGAAGGTCAGCGTCTCTGGATCGAACTCGACGCCGGTGACCTCGCACACAACGTCGGCCATGCTGTCCTGTCGCGGGTTCTGGATCCGGATGAAGCGCTCGCCCAGGCCGTCACGTCCCATCCAGCCGACACGCACCCACCCGGTATAGGTCGGCATCAGCTTCGCCGCCTTGCGCTTGGCCAGACGCCGCGCCTGCCGCCATGATGTGACGCCTTCAAGCTTCAGGTCGAAGGCACGCCGCCCGGTCTGGATGATCCACGGGTCGCATTGCGCGTCCTTGTAGTCGTTTTCCGGCGACACGAAGGTGATGTTGATCAGGTCAACGGCATCGGCATTGGCGACGCCCCGGCGCCACGAATAACCGGCGTCGTTGTCGAGACTGCGAATGTCGTCATCCGTGACGGTGAAGGTCGGATCGTCATAGCGACCGGCCTTGACGACGAGGCGGCCCAGGCCGTCGTCGGTGTAGTAGCCGTCCATCGCGTCCAGGATCCGGGTGCGCGTGGTCGCAATGTCCTCGTCATCGAAATAGTTGAACGCAACCCTGTATCGCGGTTCGGTGCCACCGCCATACTTGGATACGCCCTCGTCACAGCAATCCGCCTCATCCGTCAGGTCGGATAGGACGGGGGCGATTTCTTCGTCCCAGTCCCTGCCCCATGCCGTCCACTCCTTGTGGACAAGCCAGACAATCGGGTTGGCGCTCCACTGCCAGGTCGTGTCGTCGTCCCTGCGCTGGCTACCCGAGCCTCCAGCCGTGCTGTCATAGCGCCAGTCGTAGCAGACGCCGCGCGCCGAGCATGTGGCCTCAGGCGCGCCGTTTGGCCAAATCTTCGGCTGATACTTGGTGTTGCCCGCATAGCGCAGGACGCACATCGAGCCGATGCCGTCGCCGCGGCACGAACTGTCCCATAGATCGCTGAACGCGCTCGTAACCTCGGAATAGGCCGTTTCCGTCGCAGCGCCCAGCCGGGTCAGGATGTAGCACTTGGCCGGGCTGTCGGTGTATCGCCCGTCCGTGATCGCAGTCCCGCCATTGCTGACGGAGGTGACGACACCACTGCCGTCAATCGTTACCTTGTCGCCAGCGAGCCAAAAGGACTCGAAACTGTCGAGACGGTCGTAGCTGATGGCTTGGATGGTTGCAAACAGGTCGCCTCGCGCCTCACGGAACACGTACGCCCCGCCCGTCTTGGAATAGCCGCCGACGAAGTTGAGCGCGGGCACGACCGACTGGTTGAGCGGGTATTCCTGCGCCTGCGTCTTCGGGTGCTTCTGGCCCGAGAGCGCATTCGTCAGGACCTGGACGGCGACGATCTTCAGCACCGCCTTGCCGGCCTGCAGCAGTAGAGCGAGGAAGCTCATATCTCAGCCTCCCGGCCATTTCGGTGTGTTGCTGACCGAGTTCTTCAACATGCGGCGGAAGAAATTATCCGTGGCGTGCAGCAGCTTGTGGAAGGCGTCCGTGAACATGCGCAGGCCAGCGCGGGCGCGGTATGAACACGCACTCTCCACCGACAGGGTGACAACCGCACTATCGACGCCGCCCGATGCGGTGGCCGTGGCCACTATGTACTTGCGTATCCACCAGATATCGCCGATCTGGCTGCCATATGCGTCCGCCGCGCGGAGCCCGACATGAAGCGCGCATCCCAGCGCTGCCCCACTGTCAACCCAGTCTTTCGGGACCGCCTCAACGCCGCTGAAGGTGAAGTCGACGATCTCAGCCGTGCCGCCGACGAGCTGGCGCATGGCCGGGACGGCACCGATCTTCGGGTTGTCATCTTCGACCAACGAGCCGTATGCCGCTGACGGGTCAAGCGGGTCATCCGAAGGTGTCACGAGCGAGCCAAAGCCGCCCCATAGCCGCACCTCTGGCGACGTCTTGATCAAGACCAGGGTCGTAACGTCTGTCGGTTCCGTCATGGCGCCCGGCACTCCTGAAATTGGAGCGTGAGGAAGCCCTGGTAGGGCGGCGTTATGGCCTGCATAGCCTCTGTCGGGTTCATCAAGCGCATGACAGAGGTCGGCGTGACGAACTCAAGCGCTGTCCCGTTCGTAATGGCCTCGCGGAGAGGACGGCCCAAGGTGATCGTGCTGCCACTGACAGCGGTTATGGTGTAGAGCCGCGGCCCGACCGTGCCATGGTTGATGCTGAACACTTCGCCGCCGGAGATCGTACCGCCGGAGGTGACCGTGATGGTCAGCGTGGTAGCGCGAACCGATGCCGCAGCGGCCGTGATCGTGATCGTGGTCCCGACCGACGGGTACGGTGCTTCCGCATCCGCCATATAGGTCAGAATGATCGGCAACGAGCCGCCACGCGTCGCTTCGATGGATGCCCGCGCTTTCTTGATCTGCTGTGCGGACGTGTTACCATCCAGGTCAACGAGCGGGACCGTCATTTGACAGGTCCAGCGCCCGCCACCGTCAGAGGTGTAAACGCTCGGATCGCCGTTAAGGGATGTGCCGCCGTTCTTGGTGACGTACATCGGCGACCACTGGACCTGTGACGGCCACAGCGTTGTAATAGGCCAGGTGTCCATCAGTGGTCCCTAGGTGGCGTTGCCGTAGTTGTTCAGGCGTTCTTGATTCTGCGGCAGATCGCGCCGCGCCCTGTCCGCCGCCTTGTTGACCGCGTAGTCGACGATGGCTGGACCCGCCCTGTCCAAGCGGTCGTCTGCGATCTTCTCGACGCGGGCCTGCCACTTGCCATCCTCATCGATGAAAGCGCGAAACTCGACCTGAACAGTACCACCCGCGCCGCGTTGGCCGCGCGTATGGTCGATAACCGACTCCTGCGGGTGCATGACCGCCCAGAAGCCGCCGCGCCCGTCCAGACCGCCGGCACGCGGGCCGGAGCCGGTGAAGCCGCCGCCCTCGTAGTGTGGGGCCAGGCTCATCGAGAAGGGCTTTGACGTTGACCCTATCGACGGCACGGACAGGCCGGGTGAAGACTTGCCGCCGCCGAAGATACTGGCGCCCCAATTTAACAGGCTATCGGCCTTCTGACCGAGGCCGCCGTTCCAGAGCGCGTCGAACGCCTTCGATTCCTCCATTTCAAGGAACTTGAGCAGGATATCCTTCAGCGCGTCGGAGAAGTTCTTGGCGCCAGAGGTGAAGTCCATGAACGCGCCCTTGATCGTGTCGCGCCACTCCTGCGCGGCCTGGGTCGCCTCGTGCATCTTCTCCGTTTGACCGTAGGCTTCCGCGATGTCGTGGATCGTCTGCTTGTCCTTGTCGCCGAGGGCGATACCCTGCAGCGTGGCCTCGTTGAGCAGTTCCTTTTCCTTGCGATAGGCCGCTGCTGCATCGGCCGACATGTACATGGTGTCAGCGTCCATTTGGGCTCCGTCACGCGCCGCGTCGCTGGCCGATTGCGCCTGTTCCATGAAGGTCTTGCCGTCGCCCGTGCTTCGCAGTTTATGCGCCTTGTCGTTCGCGGCGGCATAATCTACGGCTGCGGCGAAATCGGCGTTCGGGTTACTGAGGTCGATGTTCAGGCCTGACTTGCGAATTGCCTCCTGCGTTTCCATCAGCGAGATGGTGCGCTCACGCTCCGCATTGGATGCGCCGATGAGCGAGACCTGAACTTCAAGCGCGCGGTTTTGCTCCTGAAGCGCGTCTGTTTGCTTGGTGAAATCGGTCACAGCGTCGACGCGCTGCTGTTCTTCGAGAGCGGCGCGGTACTTGGCGATCTGGTCGTTCAGGTCGCTATACTCGCCATTCAGTTTCGTAAGCGCCGCGCCCTTCGCGGTCTTGCGTTCTGCATCGATCTTCTCAAGTTCGGTCTGCCACTGCGTCAGTTCGCCGTCGACCCGCGCTTGCCTGTCAGCCGCGTCATAAGCTGCCGCGCCAGCCATTACCGATGCATTAAGCGCCAGGTTGGCCGCGTTCAGTCGGTCAACGCTGTCGGTTTGCTCCTTCAGCGACTTGATGGCACGCTGGCCGTCGTCATCATGGACCGCTGGTGGCACATGCGCGCCGCCTCCGGTCGGAATGATGGGCGGCAATGTCCGTGGATTGTCGGTCGTGTCGCCAATCGCAGGAATTCCCTGTATCTGGCGCTGGATATCGAACATCCGCTGTTCGTCTTCGCGTCGCAGTTCTTCGGGCGATTTCGTCTTCGGCGCGAACAACCAGGAAAGCGGGCCGTACTCGAACTTGGTCAGCTTCGCCTTGGCGGACTCGTTGTAGTAGACGCCAGCCGCGTCCGGGTTGTTGAGCTTGGCATAGAGCCGGTCGCTTTCTGACTGAAGCCCCTGTTTCGTCAGGTTCTGGACCTGTGCGTATTGCCCCAGCCAGTTCGCAAGCTGTTGGACCAGCGCGCCGATATTGTTGGTTGCGTTCTGGATCGGCGCCGTATTGCCGAGCGATGTGACGAGGTTGTCCCACGCCCCGGAAAGGTTGCGCGTCAACTGGTCTGCGCTGGTCAGGCTGTCGTTGTACGCTTTGCCATACTTCTCGCTGAAAAGCTGGAATGCCAGATTTCGCGCCTCTCCAGCCTTGCCCTGCTCAAACAAGCTTTTGATGTGGTCGTGCTCGGTCTGAATTCCATCCTTTTCCGTCTTCGACAGGAAGTGCAGGCTGTCGTCCAGGTTTTTGACGTCATCCCATGTGCCGGTGAACGCTGTCGAGACTGACTTAGCCGCATCAACCACGTCACCGCCAAGCACCTTCGACATGTACATAGCGGTCTTGCCGAATTCCTGCATCCGCTCCGGCTTCACGCCGTCGTGCAGGAAAGCCGCCAATTCGGCCCGCGCGTCTTTGGCGGACACACCCTGCACGTCCAGGGCGCGTGATACTGAGGCCATCTTCTCGGCAGTGTACGCGCTACTGTCGGCCGTGACATCAATCAGGCCCTGGAACGTGCTCAGATCCTTCGCGGTGCGCATGGCGTTGCCGCCAAGGACAGCCACGGCACCCGCTACGGCAACGATTGCGGCCCCGGCGATACCCATCCCTGCCCCGACCTTGATGCCGGACTGCGCCAAGGCGTCAAGGATTTGCGGCCCCTGTTGGATCGCGATCATGCTGGGAGACATGCCCATGGCACCGGACGTGAACACATCCGATCCTTGGCGGATCAGGTTAAGGCGGCCGGCGCGGATTGCCCTCTCGCTGGGCCCCGCCTCGTCATCAATCGCACCAAGGGCACGAATACGCGCGGCGTGATCCAGTAGGCCCGCCTTCTCCGCAGCCGCGGCATTGGCCTCGATCTCCATCTGCTTGATTTGAGCCGTCGTTTTCCCGGCTTGGGAAGCAGCCTTCTCAAGAGAGGCGATATACTTGTCCGCCGCCTTCGTCGCATTGGCCAGCGCATTCGCGGAGTCGTTTACACCCTTCCCCGCGTCATCTGCGGCCTTCTTCAGGAAATCGCTTGCCTTGGCCGCGCCTGTGGACGCGCCCGCCGCCTGCTGGAGCGCACCCGCCGCGGTCTTGGCCGCGTCACCCTCGCCTTTCAGCCCGGCTTCGGCACGCATGGCCCCGGTGGCGACGTCGCCCGCTGCCTTCTCCGCGCCCTTGGACGCGTCCTTCAGGTCGTTCAGCCGCTTGGTGGCGACTTCGACCTGATCGGACTGGATTTTTAAGCCGAGTTCGGCGACATCGGTCATTTCGATCTCCCGAATAGGGCTGTGACAAGGTCGGGTGTGAGCGGCCGTTCGGACACACGCGGCTCCTCGGGCTTGGGATCGGTCTTTGGCGCCGACCGTGCGAGATAGGCGGCGTCAACGGCCCGGATGATGTGCTGAAACTCGTCCGCCTCGTCGGCATCAAGGCCGTTGTCACGCGCCCAGGCCGCGATGGCTGACCGAGGTATCGGACCTATGCCGAAGCCAAGTTGCCGCTCGCTGCCAAGGTCCCAGAAGGCGTCGAGAAACGCGTCTGCACCGGGCAGGAGGGGTGGCGGGAAGGCTTTAGGCTCCCTGCCCGCCTCTCTGTCGCGGCGAAACGCGGCGCCGTGCTCTAGGCTCCAGGCGACGCTTTCGGTGAGTTTTTTGCCAACACCTCGACCTTCTCAGCGGTCGAATTGTCGACAATATTGGCGGCATAGGCCACGATGTCGGCGAACCGCTCCAACTTGGGATCGAGCAGCAGCTTGCCGGCCATGTCGGCGCTATACGGCAAGACCTGGCCGCCCGAGGTAAAGCCGTCCCAGTCGAGCAGCACGGCCTCATGCAGCACTTCGCGCGTGATCCGCAACCGCGCGGCATCGGTCAACGATCCGTCGCGTTCGCGGTCGTCCTTCGGCGCCTGGCGTTCCTTGCGGGAGCGCAACGTGCGCACGACCGGGCTGGTCATGCCGCGCACCCGGACGCGGGCGTCGTCGCAGCCGGGAAGATCGCCAACCCATTGGCCGGCGCTGATACCCTCGATGTCGCGGGTAAGGTTCTGAATATCCATGATGTTTCCTTGTCGGGAGGATCGGGACGGCGTCCGACAACACCGCCCCTGGCCGCAGATACGCGCGGCGTCCAAATCCGGCTGTCGGGCCGGGTCTCAGTTACTGGATGGCCGGCACGTTCACGATGTTGCCGTTGATGGCCAGGGTCGATGACAACATGCGGGTCGTGTTCGCGCCGCCGCCCGTCTCGCTCGTGGTCATGACGAGCGCGATGAAGTAGTGTGTGGTCGCAGCCGGCACAGTCGAGATGGTGTGGACACCGGATTGCGTGCCGGTCGTGTTGATGACTGAGCCGCCGGAAGTCGCGGACAAGGTGAAGGTATCCGCCGTCAGGACCGACTTGACGTAGTAGGTTGTCGCCGCCGTCAGTCCGGTCGGCAATGCGCCGGTAGTCGAGAACGAGACGGCATCGCCAACGAGCAGTCCGTGCGCGGTCCAGGTGACAACGCCCGGCGACGCGATGGTCACGGTCGCCGTGGCGGTGCGCGTGGCTGGGGTATCGTCGTAGACGATCTTAAACGCGTAGTTGTGCGAGGTCGCGCGCGCGGCGATCAGTGCCAATTGGCCGGCGTCGGTCGGCAGAATGGCGAAGTTGTTCTGCATCGAGCCCGCGTCGAACGTGCCCTTCATCTTGATATCGCGCTTGCGATTGATCAGACTGTTCTTGATTTCCTGGGCCGCGTCGCCGATCGCGCCCATGGTTTCCCAGCCGTCGATTTCGGTCCAGGTTTCGCCGCTGAAGTCGGACGCGGCAAAGTCCGTCGATTGGGTTTGAATGACGCCGCCGATATAGATGCGCGCGCCCGCGACAGGGAATAGATCACCCGACATGGGGTTGTCCTTTCATAGGGGAGATGCCCGCGCGTGGCGGGTAGGAGAACCGGCTGGGCCGGGGTTGGTTTAGGCGGCGCAACGCCACCTGATGCTGATCGGCCACCGCCAATACGCGTCGTCGCGGAATGACTGCGCGATGTCCGGCGCCTGTTGGATGCGGACGATGAGGCCGCCGTACTCAAGCCGCTCGTCGGTGGCGAATTGCGCCGCGATCAAGCCCGCCTGCTCCTGCATCTGCTCGAATGTCCGCTTGAGAGCGATCGGTACGCACAGGGTCAGTTGCAGGATACCCATGCGGTCCATGGGGCCGCTGGATGTGATCAGGACGCGGTTGCTCTTGTTCGGGAACAGCCTGACCTCGACGTATGGCGTGAGTGCGCCCGCGTCGGTTGTCGGCTTCGCAAAGTCGGACGCCGGCCAATCGAGGTCGTAGTCACCGTCAAGCGCGTTGACCTTGGCCTTGAGCGCCTGCCAGATGTTGCTTTCAACGGTCGCGGCCATGTGCTATCCCTTGTCCTTCATGGCCGATGAAACGCCCCTGACCGATGAACAGGTCTACGAACTGATCCATCAGATCCGGCTCATGCTGTCGGGGCGCACCGTCGCAACCGAACTCGGTCAGAAGATTATCGGCCTGGCCCTGCGCGATATCGTCGTCATCCAAACCGCGATGACTACGCTGATGGACGAGAAGCAACCGCCGCCTTAGCCTTGGCCGTGCTTTCTGCCACAATGGTGGGCCAGCGCTGTGCAGCGAGACCGACGAACCGGCGCTTGTTTTCCTGCGCCTGTGCGTAGGCCGCCGTGAAGCCGAAATAGATGGTCTGGTCCAGGCTGGCCCCGGCGATGACGAGGCTGAACTGCCCCACATCCGCGGCAAAACTGTTTGGCGTCGCGTCCTCGGGAGGCTTGGCGGCTGGGTCGATGCGCGGCAGGGCTTCGGTCGATGCCCGCCCACTGGCTCGCAGGTAACCCGTGCGGACAGGCATGTTGCCGCCCTCCGTGATCGGCGTCAGCATCTCCAGCACGACCGATTGCGCGGCGTCACGGAACACGGCCGTCTCGCGCGCCTGTGTTTCCCTGACCCAGGCGTCAATGGCGGCGCTGAAGCTGGTCCCGCTCATGTCAGCCCCGCGAAGAAGTTGATGATGTAGTCGGTCTGGCAGTGACAGCCGAGGTTGTTCCTGGCCCCGCCCGCCGGATCGTGGGCGAACTTCATCACGGTCCCGTCTGGCAGGGTGAATGACTGGTCGAAGCCGACCTCAACGTTGTTCATCGGCACATGCCAAACGCGCGGATGCTCGTTCGGAAAGTGCTTCCACCGTTTCTTGACCGCACTGGCCTGCACCTTGCCGGCGTCGATGGCCTGGCGGTAACTTTCGTCCTTCGATGCCGACACGGCCCAGAACGTCTGATCCTTGGCGATGACATCACCGCGTAGTTTCAGCAGGCTGTCAGCGTACCGGCCCGTCATCTTCGCCACCGTATCGGCGGGAAGCGGCTTGCCCTCTGCGATAGCCTTCTCAACCGTTTTGTCGAAGCGCTTGTCCCGGCGTTGACGGCCGAGGTAATTCTTCAGTTTGGCCGGGTCGCCCGACAGCATCTCATCGCGTGCATTGTCGACGAAGCCGGACTGCTGCTCGGTCAGACCGACTATGCCGCCCTCGCGCCGCTTCGTGACCGGGTTGATGCGGCCTACCACATCCAGAGCGGTAGCGGTCGGGTTTCGCCCCTTCTCCATGCCGGAAGCCAGGGCCGAGCGGATGGCTGTGCGCTGATCGTCCTCAATGGCCGTGACCAATTCGGACGAATGGTTGCGCAACAGCCCTTCCGTTGCCGGATCGCGGACGTTGAACAGGACCACGAGACGTGCGCCCATTGGACTGCGCAGGACCGGCATGGTCTGAGCCGAGAGCGTGCCCCCAGCCCTGAAAGCGCCCGCGATAGCATCCTCCAGCCCGGCAAAGGCGGCGCGTTCCAGGTGCATGGCCTCGACGGCGCCGTCCAGGTCGTTGGCTTTCAGTCGGTCGATGACGGCCGCCAGCACAACACGGCTTTTGATGGCCGCGATATCCTCGCGGAAGGCTGTGGCTATGGCCTCGCCCCACCGCTTCAGCAGGGCGTCGATCTCCTGCCGTTGGGTCGGCATGGTCAGGCCCTCGCCAAAATCGTCCAGACCACGACATCGCCAGCGGCCGGCTCCCGCATCACCTGCAGGATCGTCACCGGCTTGCCGTCGATGGTCAGGTTGTCACTCAGTTGAGGCGCGTCGGCGAAGACAGCCGCCATGATCTCAAGATCGGTCGCCTTCACCGTGTCGCCGTTGACGTATTTGGCGGATACGCCCTTGACCGTGGCGTCGAGCGTCCATGTCGTCGGGTCGGCATCCGTGGGGAGATCCCATTCGTTCGCCGCCCCTGTTGGCGTGCCCGCGCGCGACAGGACGACAACGCCCTGTGCGTACTTAGCGAGCAGGCGCGAGGCCGTGCCCTGCATGCGGCTATAGAACCCGCTCATGAGCGCGCCGACGTGCCACAGATGGCGTTTCCGCCCTGGTTGGCCAGGAACGGCGCCAACAGGTCGTTGACGATGGTCAGGACCGGCCGGGACGCGTTGGGTGAGGAATAGGTGTTGGTGTACTCGACGCGGATGTCGCCGACCTGTTCAGCCCGCGCCTGTTGGGCGAGGACGACGGACGGGTTCATGCAGCCGGGGTCGGACAGTTCGGCAAGGGCGATCTCGCAGCAGGCCTGCTTCAGTTCGACCGGGATTTCAGTCGCCAGGATCGGGTAAAGTTCCCGGTCAACCATGCCGTAGCGCGGCCATGCGAGCGCCTGGAGACGTTGCCGGACGCGAATGCCCTGCCAGACGTAGGCCGCGGTCAGGAACGCGCTGGCGCGGCGCAAGGCGGCGATACGGTCAACGAGTTCGGCCGCTGACCATGTGGTGATGCCGCGGTCGACGAAATAGCGCTCCGCATCCTCTTCCGAGATGAAGGACTCGGCGTCGGAAAGGCCGGTTCCGTCTTCGACGATGAGCGTCATCAGTTGGCCCTCAGAACGGTGATTTCGCCAGCGGACCCGCTGTCGAATTGCATTGCGATCCGAACCGCTTCCGGCGCGGACGCTCCAAATGCCATTGCCCCGACCGCGTATTCACAGCCGCTACCGATCGCGTAGAACTCGCCATTGGGCTTGAATGGGAAGCTTCCATCTTCGCCGAAAAACACCAGTGTTCCGTTCGGTTGCGCGATAAAGGCGTTGGTTTTCAACATTTTGGGCGGTTCGCCTTTGCACCCCGCCTCAAACCACCTCAACCACGCATAACCCTCAGCCGCTGAACCGGAAGAGCCGCCGAGTAACCGACCGCGCTTCGCTATCTTGGTGTAACTGCCGTCGCGGTGATTGCCGCAGCTGATAAGCGTGTCGGCGGCAATCACACCGTCTCGGTAGGCGATAGTTGTCACTGGATCAGCCGGCCACAACCCAGCCAGCGGCCCGCCATTCCGGCACTGCGTCGGCGTAAACGTCGGCAGTGTGCGGCGCGGGATATGTGTCGGGATCGCGCTTCATGGCAACGGTCGGACGGCCAATAGCCGCCACGGCCTCAGGAACAGTTACGGGCTTGTTGTCGGTCTTGGCCATGTCAATCACTCAGCGGGGGTGAAATCGAGATAGAACTTTTCACCGGGATTGAACTTCCCGATCAGAGCCGGATTGGCCACGGTCAGCGAAAGTGAACCTGACGGGCTGAACTTGGCGAAAGTGTTATCTTCGTCAGATCCATCTTCCGGATAGCCGCCGGACTTGGCGACGCAACCGAAATGAAGCGTTTCGCTCGCATGGTGACGTTCGATGCGGTTGATTTGCATCTTGGCGCGCATAGTGGGCATGGGGCATCCTTGCTGGTTGGTGGTTGGGATTGTTGCTTGGAATAAACGGGTGAGGCCCGCCATGGAGAGGACGAGACGGGCCTCGGTCGCTGCGCCGGGGATTAGCCCAGCAGCGTCGCGATGTGCTCGGGCTTGGTCGCCGCCACGCCCCACGCAATGGCGATTTCCATCTTCACCTGACGGTACTGACGGTAGAGCGAGACCTCGAAGGTCAGGCCCGAAATCGGGTCAGTGATCATCATGCGGTCGTCGGCCCCGTCGCCACCGGACGGCAGCGCGGGTGCACGGCTGGCCAGGATGAGAGCGTTGCGGGCAAAGCACATGTTCGGCGTATAGGCGGCGCCCACGGCAAGGGTGTTGTTGTCCGACCACGCCTTGACCAGGCCGGGCGCATTGATCGACAGCGAGCCCGCGGACAGGGCCGTCCCGACGACGTACTTGTTCGAGTCGACGCTGGACGTGGTGTTGGTCAGGATGTCGCCAGCAACGATGGTGCCAGAGCCGGTGTCGACGGCGATTGCAGTCGAGCCAACGGCATAGTTGGACGCGTTGTTGACGAGGTACGAGGTGCCGGTGCCGATCGTGTGCACGGTCAGGCCCGCCGAGTTGCGCACGGCGAAGCCCTGCAGGCGGTCGGTCATGCCCTCGCGCAGCATGTCCGAAGAACCGGCTTCGTTGACCTTGAACAGCACCGATTGCTTGCCGCGCAGGTTGGCGATGGCGGCCGAATTGAACACGGCCTGCAGGTCGGTGATCGGCGCGCCGTTGTCTTCCAGGATCTTGCGCACCTGGGCCAGGTCCGACAGGTCGCCGGCCGTGCCGAACGGGGTCGTACCGGCGGTGCCATAGGCGCGTGAGGCGTTCTTCTTTGCGATGACAGCCAGGTCAACTTCGATTTCGTTGACCAGCTTGCGCATGCCGTCCATGAACTGGTCGGCCAGGATCGTGTTGTATTCGCCGTTCGGCCCGACCGACAGCTCTTCCTCGCCCGACCACAGGATTGGAGCCGCGCGCGACTTGGTGATGGTCACGTCCGAATAGGTCGGAGTCGTGCCACCGGACGCGGCCGGGGTAGCGCCGGGCGAGACATCTTCAACCGCTCCGGACGCGCCGATGGGCGAGCGAACCGTCTGGTTCAGAGCGGCGCGGTCAGCCTTGGCGTCGCGGCGGACGGCGGGGATAAACCCGACCATTTCGCGCGAGACGACATTGAGCGCGGTATAGAGCGTGGGGACAAGCCCCGTCAGGGTATTGCTGGTTGCCATGATAGGCCTCCTTGGTTTTCAGGGGGGTTAATGAGGCGGATGTCCCGCCAGGGGGTTCGAGCCATCCGGCTCAGGTAGCCGCCCCCCATTTCTGAGGACTCGGCAATTGCGTTAATCGGTGACGGTGAAGCCGTCCTTGGTCATCTTGGTCATCTGGTCGGCAGGTGACAGCTTGGCGAGTTCGGCCCGCGTGATGGTCTTGGCGCCACCGCCGGGCGCACCTGGCTGCGATCCGCCGCCGGTATTGCCAGTGCCTTTCAGGATGTGATCGCGGTACGGGTCGGCGCCGATGATGATTTCAAGCCCTTCGTCGAAGTCGGCGACCTCGCCAGGCCTGGCACGGCTGAAGATTTTGTTGCCGGCGGCGTCGTAGGGCACGACCTTGCCCTCTTCGACCTTGAAGTTCTTGCCGTAAGTGGCTTGCAGCAGGTGCGACGGGACTGCGACCTTCTCGTTGAGAAACTTGCTGCCCTTGAAGGCATGCCCGACCTGCAATTCGTAGATTGTCGACTCGGCGGCCTTCAGGCGGTTGTCACGGTCGGCGATCTGGTCTTGAAACCCCTTGCTGATCTCGGACTTGACCTTTTCGACCTCGCCCGCGTCGATAAGCTTCTTGGCGTCGAGGCTGGACATGGTTTCCAGCGCCTTGAGCGCCGCCGCCGGGTCGCTGATGCCTTCAAAGCCTTTAAGCGCCGTCTCGGCAGTCTGCGCGCGGGTCTTGTAACTCTTGCTCTCCTCGGTCAGCCTGGCGATGGTCGAAGACGTGCCGGGCGCATCGAAAGCGATATCCTTGCCGTCGTCGCCGACGAAGACCGGCTTGTCGTCCTGCACTTCGGCATAGACTTTGCCGTCGATGGTTACGGTTTTCAGTTTCATGGATAAGTCCTTCTGGCGTTCGCCATAGGTTTGGTGCGTTCGCACCGGTTGTCGCCCCGTCCCGTTCGGGTCAGGGCAAAAGCTTATGCGTCGGCCGGAACCGGCGGCTCAGGCTGCGGCGCCAGAGCGGGCTTGCCCGGCGGCAACGTGGCCGCGTTCAGGTCTTCCTCGCCAGCATCGCCCGGCAGTTCGTCCAGGATATTCTGGTCCTCGGTGTCGGCGTCGAACTCAGGCGAGAGGATGTTACGGCGGCGCATCTCGTGCCAGAGCGTGCGCTGCGACAGGTCGCTGGCGGCGCGCATGGCCAACAGCGTGTCCGGCCCCTTGTCGTCGTTCAGGCCCAGGTCAAAGTCCGTGTTGATGACCACCTCGGGCTCGTAGTCGATACGCATCCACTGGCAGGTGATCTTGAGCGCCGTCTCCAGCGCGTCCTTCATGTTCAGCGCCCAAGCCTGAATAGCGGCATTGCCCTTCTGTGCGGCAAAGGCGGCGGACACGACGGTCAGGTTGCCGGTCTGCGCGGTCAAAGGCTGACGGCCGAGTTCGCGCAGTTGCGATATCGTCTCCTTGACATCATCAGCCAGGAACCGGAGCGATTGCGCGCCGGGCTCGATGAATTTCCAATCCCCAGCAGCGGCCCCGTTGGAGGGCGGCGCATACAGGACCGACTTCGGCCCGACGCTGATAGGCAACGGCCCGCCCTTAGCGTCGGTCTGTGGCGACACGCCGATACCGGCCAGCATAGGAAATGCCGTCGCCTCCTTGGCCGTCTTCAGCCCGCTTTCCTGCTGGAATAGCTCGATCTGCAGGTCCGCAGCATCCTGCATGGACGGCGCGAACCGCCACGAGTTGCCGAGACGCCGGCCGGTGACGAACGGGACCATCGGGATAATGCCGATGGTGAACGCGCCCGACGCGATCTCCTTCCACTTGGGCTGTCCCTGCGGATTGCCATCGTCCCGGCGTTCGACTAGCGTCCACGTGGCCGGGCCGTAGCCCGTGACCTTGTCGGCCTCGTCCATAATCGGCGCGCGGTTCATGATGCGGACGCGCTTCAGCACCTTTTCGCCGAAGCCGTCGCGGATGGACACATCCTCGCGGAGGCGGACATGCACGAACGTTTCCACGCCGTCGACCATATCCGAGTAGACCGCCAGCACGTCGCGCGCCTCGATCCGCACCCAGTACGGGCCAGCACCAAGCGCCTTTTCCTGCGCCAGGGTCGCGCCCGGAGGCACATCCTTGGTGTAGTCGACCATCACCCATTCGATGGTGTTGGCGACGCCGCCGAAGAACCAGGCCTGTGCGAAGACATGCAGATGGTTGCCGCGCCGGTCCACGTCCTCGGTGAAGGCCGCGATCTGAGGCGGCACGTTCTCGTCGCGGAGACCAAGCTCCTGCGAGAACGGGCGCGAGGCCAGGTTCTCCACGATATCGCGAAACACGTTGGTGAACTTGGCGTTTTTCCGCCTGAACTCGTAATCCGGCTCGCACTCCTGCGGAAACCGGGGCAGATACTTCTCCCCGGCGGCGCGCATTGCGTCTGTCCCGCCCAGGATCGCCGCCACCTTGTCCCAATACGGGGACATGGCGTCGTAATCGGCCGACGTGCTGTCAGGCTGCTTATCGGCCATTAACTGCCCCTGTAGGTTCCGAAGATGGCCGTTGGCGCGGCGGTGATAAGCGCGTTGAACGCCCGGCTTGTACTGTCGGCATCGTCGTCATGTGATGCCTCCGGAAAGCCTTCCAGCTCGGTGAACCAGCGTTCGTTCCATGGCGCGCGAAGCACGAACACGTTGCCCGCCTCAGCCTGTGCCGAAAAGCCGGAGAAGCGCGTGATCTTGTCCCCGCTCTCCGGCGTTGACCTGACATTGAAGCCCGCCAGCAGCTTGGTCAGCGTGGCGACCTGGCTCTTACCGGCTTGGCCCGGATCCTGCGGAAGGGATATTTCGACCCCATACCCGTCAGCATCGGCCGTGTTCTTGATCAACCGCTCGACACCAGCCGGCGAAGTGCGGTCAAAGCAGTGATGAGCGATGAAATAGCGCCCATCGTGGGTGCGCCCGATCTTGGTCCCGCACGTCCAGTCAGGGTCGTTGCTTTCCGTCTTTAGTGTCCCAGCAAGGTCCCAACCGCGCATCCACCGAAGCCCGGCGGGCAAGGCGTCGACGACTTGGCACCATTCACGGCGGAAGTAGAGCCCGGCCGCGGGCCTGATCTTCCAGTTGCCGCCAAGAAGGCGTTCCCGCTCCACCGTAGGCAGCGCGAGCAGGTTCGCCATGTAGCCAGGATCCGCCGACATCAGCGCTCTATTGTCGGTCAGCTTGGCAGGGATGAACGTCACCGATTTAGGCGGTATGGGCTTTTGATCGCCGTTCTCGTCCGGCGCCGTATGTCCCGCCAACTCCTCAGGCGAATCCGCCCATATGATCGTGTCGCCAACCCGAACAAACCAGCGCAGAACGCCGGCACGGTCAGCAATGGCCAATCCAGTGTCCTGGTCGATCCACCATGAGATGAACCGCGCCACCCAACTGTCAGCATCAGGGTTACAAGTGGCTCGGATATATGGCTTGACACCGCACATGCTTCGGTTTCGGCTGACCATGTACCAAAACTGCTTTTCGCTGAAGTGCGTCAGTTCGTCGAAGCAAATCAACGGGATTTGCGCGCCCTGCCAATTCAGGACGGTCTTGTCGTGCTCCAGGTGCGCGAAACTGACCTTCGACCCTTTCGGGAAGGCCCATTCCAGCACATGTTCTTTCGGTTCGGCGTTCAGAAGCGGATAAAGCTTCTCGCTTTCGTCCCAGAGGCCGCCCTCATTCCGAACCTGCACCGTGGTGCGTCGGAAAAAGACGGTGCCAAACTCACCATTGCCGACGTGCCGCAATGGCTCCATCAGCAAAGCCCAGGTCTTGCCGCCACCGGCGCCACCGCCATAAATGGCTATATCGGCCGCACTGGCCAGAAAGGCTGTCTGCGGCCCGTCCTGCGGCCTTATGACCGTGGGCGCGAAGTCACCTGCCATTTTCCGGCAACTGGAAGATTGCCACGGCACCCGCCGCCGGCAAATCCTTCCCGCCCTTTCCGGTCAGCTCGCGCCGGTTCGTGTAGCTGTCGCCCACTTCCTTGGCCGCCTGCTCCATGAGCGAGGCTGCGAGGACAAGATTGCCCTGTCCTTCCGCCTTTTCGGCCATGCGCTGGAGTGCCCGCAGCCTGACCGCCCTGTGGCTGATCGCGATCTGCGCCGTGTCCTCAAGGAACGCCTTCCGCGTCTCCTCGAATAGCAGCCTCCATCGCTCGGCAAGGCGCCTGCCAGCGGCTTTCGTCGGGTCGTAGGCCTCTATGGCTTGCGAGCTAAATGTCAGCCCAAATTCTGTCTTGATGGCCTTCGCTACCGCGGCCGGTGTGTCGAAGCACGCCAAGCTTTGCACCACAAAGCCTTGCTGCTCATCCGTCAACCGTGTAGCAGCCATCGATTTATCAAGACCCCATCAAGAAAGGCACGCCTCAGGCCTGGCACGTCCCGCACATGCTGGCGACCGAAGCCCGGCCTATCAGCGGCTCTGCCAATGCGGCCTCCGCGAACTCACGAACCCGTGTCGCATCGGCGCCGTATCTGCGGACGATCGATGTGAACTCTTCGACATCGTGACCGCGTATCGCCCATACCGGTAATCCAGTCGAAGCACTGAACTTCGGCGCTCCAAAGGCGTCCTTGGCCTGGCCCGCGTGCAGCAGTTCATGCTCAACGAGAGCGCACCATTCGATATCACTGCATTGGTCGGCGTAGCCCGCGTCGAACGTCAGCAGGAAGTCCGGCACGTCGCCGAACCACTCTATCAACTGAAACCGCGCCTTGGCCTTGGCCCACTTCCCCATTGCCATCGGGTCGCCAAGCTCGCATTGTCCTAAGATCGTGCGGCCGTTCTTGGCATTGCCGACATTGGTCCAGAGCGCTGCTACATTCGCGTCGCTCAGATGGTCATGCTCAGCGTTGTAGAGATCGGACAGCGGGTCAATGAATGCCGCCCTGGCCCATTCGATGATTTCAGGCGCCGGCTCAAACAGGTCGCCGGCGTCGATGTCGAACAGATGCCGCGGCGGTTTGGGCCTGGTCAGCACGACGCCCTACGCCGCCAGCCTGAACGAGTATCGCGTCCGCTCGGTCGCATGCGCCATATCGACCATGGCGCCGGCCGTCATGCTTCCGTGGTGCGTGTCACTGGTGATAACGATGACGGGCGTGCCGTTCGGAACGCGCTCGCCGTCTTCACCGAAGACCTGATCCGTGCCGAAGTAGCGAATCCACGGCTGGTGCGAATTGTCGTCGGCCAAGATGTCACCTGTGATGTTCTGGCTTCCCCGGATTTGCCGCAACTATGCGCCGTCCCTGGTGCAGTGGACGACGGGGCCGCGCGGCTTTGACGCAAGCATCCGGAACGATTACCGCGCGCCAGTGTGCGAGGTGAGGAACAGCGGCCCATTATTGAAATGTTTGGCGATTTTCTGAAGTGCGGCCACCAATCAGGCACACGCAAAGACGATTGCCGCTTTCGCTCAACCGCCCCTAGACCGCTCAGAAATGCGCTCATTCGATGCGCTCGTCAAGGCGGGTTGTAAAAATTCAATGATTATCGGGCCGCTTCACCTTGGTCGGCAGGTCCACAAAGAACCGGCTGCTGCGGCCCATGACGTCGGCAAAGATCGTTAGCCTGCCCTCCGCGTTGGCGCTGACGAGACCGCGCAGCATCAATCCGCCCGCGACCTCGAACTCGACCTCGTCGCCGCTGGATAGTGCGAGGCGCCAGTCCTCGACGTGCATCTTCCCCTTCGACGCTTTGCCGAGAAACGCCTTGTCACCGGCGTCGTCGACCAGTCCCGTCCAGGTTTCGGTGACGCCGTCCACGCAGACCTTCACTTCGGTTTCTCGCTCCATGAGGAAATCGATCCAGCGCTGGAACGCCACCCCGACACGGCACTGGACGCCGTAGACACGCTGCGGCGACTTGATCGGCCGCGCACCCCAGGCCTCGCGCACGAACACGTACCCAGGCAGCAACACCTCCTTCACCCATTCGCGCTTGCCTGTCCTGATGCCGCGGCGCATCACCCGGCGACGGTGCAGCTTGAGCGGGACGTAGACCTCGTATCCCACGGCCTTGAAGTCGGCGAGCATGAGGTCGAACGAGCGCCGGCTCAAGCCGGGGCGCGTCACCATCACCCACCAGGTGCCGGGCTGAATGAAGGCGGTTGTGATGATGCCGGATCCGGACATGGTCCCCTCGTTGAAATCAAACATTGTCAGTTCGCTCCGCGCTTACCGAGAAGCGGGAACAGCGCCGGGAACCTGTCGATGACGCGTTCGGCGTCGGCGCGGTAGCGTTCCAGCTTCCAGGCCTCGCGCACGGCCTCGACGTGCTTCGGCCATGGCTCGAAGTCGGCGCCGGCGCGCACGCGATCGACGGCGAAGCGGAAGGTGTCCAAGGTGTCGGGCGGCAGGTCGGTTGCGGTCGTCGTCATGCCGCCACCTCTGCCGGCTTCACCGGTGCGTATTCGAGATAGGCGACAATCCGTCGCCGCGGCGCGCGTACCCAATGGCTATTGAACCATTCCGGCCGTGCGATGCGCGTTGCCACGCCACGGATGTGGCCAGACGCCTCCATGACCTGATACGGGACGCCCTGTTTCAGCGGGCACGGGCCGCCGTCGTGCGGTCGCCAGCCTGCTGCGAGATGTTCGGGCGAGAGCTCGAACTTCGGCCAGGACGCGATGATCGCCGCGTTCTCGGGGCGCATTGGAATTCCCATCGTCATGCTGCCTCCGCCTCCTTGCGGGCGATGATTTTGTAGGTTTTCAGCCTGGTCACCGTTCGCAATTTCTCCGCTGCGTATTGGGTCGCCGCGATGATGCGCTCGGGCTCCTTCTGCCAGGTCGCCGGGTCGAGGTAGGAGACGGCGAACTCCTCGCCACATTCGTCGGCGACGGCCTCCCGGAGGGCCTGCGGTCCCGGCCATTTCGGCAGCGGTTTGGTGGGCGATGCCCCGTGGGTAAGCCAGCCGGGTTTGTCCAGGCTGAGCCAGTTCGAAGCAAGCGGGATGTACCGGCTCGGCGTCTGCTCCCTTTGCCAATGCGACTTCGCCGCATGCAGCCCCGAGATGATCGCAGCCGGATCGTGACCGGCGTCGAGCGCAGCCTCCCAGGCACGTTCCGCGGCATCAGCGCCACGGCCGATCGGGTACAGCCTTCGGAAATCGTCGAATTGCGAAAAATCACTCGCGCGCTCTGGAGAGAGTGTTTCGTTAGAAATACTCTCTCCTTTTGGCTTTTGGCTTTTGGCTTTTGGATCGCAGTCCTCAAGCACTGCTTCAGGTGTGCTTGTAGCATTGCTCGTAGCATGCTCGGAGACGTGCTTACCGCGTCCTTGGTGGCGCGCGTTGGCCGCCCTGCGAGCACGCTCCTGATTGCGCTCGCTGGCTGCTTGGATATCAGCGATGCGGCGGTCCATGCCGACATGCGAGTAGCCTTCCGAGGTCTGCTCGAACTTCGAGGCAAGCACCGTTTTAACCGCCTTCTGCTCCTCCCTGCTGATCGCACCGCAGAGGCGGACGCACTCAGCAGTGGTCCAGCCGTCGCCTTGGTCGAGGTAGTATTGATTGCAGAGCGTGATGTAGGCGCCGCGCTCCGCCAAGCTCATGCGGGAGGTGCCGCTGTGCCAGTCACCGATATGCATTGGGTAGGTGTTGATCTTTAAGTCGGTCATGCAGCACCCGAAAGTAGGCGTGGCGGCAATGCGGTCGACCACTTCGGCCAGTCCGCTTTGATCTGCTCGTAATTGATGGGGTGCTGCGCCTTGAAGTCGGGCATTCTCGAATTTGGATCCGTTCTCGGGACCCAGCCACCACTGCCATCGCTCCGCAACCAGTATTGCGTCCACCGCGACGGGTCGATGCGCAGTGCGCGCATGTCCGCACGGGTCACGGACCCCATCATCTCGATGACGACAACAACCTTTAATGCCTTGATCTTCCAGTCCGTCAGCATGACAGGCCCGCTGTCGCCTGCGATGACGTCGGGAACATATTCCGGCAACTTTACGCGGCAATCAGGTGACCATTCCGGCCAGGTTTCCCTCCACCACAGAGACGCCTTCTCGGGAAGTCGGGGATCAAAAGTGGCGACCTCAAAATCCTGCCAGGCCCCGTCGACACGCCGGCGCGACATCTCCTTTGATGCCTCGATTACGGCGACGCCGAGATGGCGCGCCACGACTTCGAGGCCGCCAACCGATTTAACAGCTGGAACAAGGATGGCGCGACAGTCCGGGCCGACCTCTCCGGCATCAAGGAACCCGCTCTTCAACGCCTGGCACAACACCTTGGCATTTAGCTGGAGTTTGGCCTCCACGCCGATCTGGAACCCATCGGATGGGCGGACCAACAGGATATCCCAGCCGCCGCATTCCGCATAGACAACCCAGCCTTCGTTACGCGCCCATGCGATGAAATCTGCACATAGGTCGGTTTCCTTTTCCCATCCAGACCCCTTTGTCATGCCGCCCTCCGATGTCTTGATCCGGCGCGCGCCTTCAGGGTGACGCCCCACGACAACAGGGCCCGCTCGACGTCGTCGATGCTGCGACAGACCGCACGCGGCACCTCAACGGGGATCGCATCGAAGAACGCGGCTTGTTCCGGCTCCAGGGTCCCTGCGTCCGACTTCAGCTCGACAAACGCCGACCGGCCATCGGGGAGGACAAAAACGAGATCGGGGACGCCGGCGCGGACCCCCATCTGCTTCAGCTTCGCCGCTTCGCCGGGATCGCGCCTGCCGCCGTTGGGCACGTGAAACCACACCAGTCCAGGCGCGGCGAAGCGCAGGTATTCAACCACGGCGATATGTATCCGCTCCTCGGCGCGATCAGGCTTGGCGCGGAACAAGGCCTTTGCTTCTTCTCGGGAAAGGCGGGTCATTGCGCGGCGAACCTTTCCTCTGCGTCGGAGCCGTACATCCAGCAGTTCGCCCGGGTCAGGACCTCGGCCATGACGGGACAGACGCTGTTGCCGATCTTGGCGATCTGATGAGTTTTCGGCAGCGGACCGGTCTTCTGGGCGCCGCTGTCGGTCGTGTAGGTGCAGACCGGATCGAGGATGTACGAATCCGGAAAGCCCTGGGCGCGCGCGAGCTCACGCGGGGTGAGCATGCGCATGCCGATGTCGACGATGACGTATTCCTCGCCTTCGATCGTCACCGTGACCAGGCCGAAGCGTTCCTTGGTGGTGACGGTGTGCAACGGGTCATCAAGCGTTTGGCCGTTGTCGGCTGCGCTGTAGTATTTGCAAAGGAAGGCGCGGACCTCTCCGATATGTGTGCCGCCGGCCGTGGCGGTCGGCATCGGTTCGTCGACGGGCTGGCCATCGGCGCAGGTGCCGCGAAGCTTCACCAGGTGCGAGGTCGCCAGGCAGACATCGGCCTTCGCCGTGCTGGTCGCTGTCGGCTCCTTGAGGCCGCGCGGCCGGGATTGAGCGGCTCGGCCGCCACAGCCGACAAGGGTTGCCGCAACGACCTGTTGCTGTGCGCCCGATTGCGTGACGGTGCTGACCGGTTCTTCGGCAGCACGGCCGGCGCCATCGTAGAAGCCGCCGTTGTGCTGGGCCAGGAAGGCCGTCACGAGTGCCTGTTTTCCGGCGCCGCCCGCCGTCACTGTCGGGACTGGCTTTGCGGCGTCGTAGCCCTCGCTGTTGCCGTATTGGCTGTCGATCAACGGCGCGAGCGCGGCCTCGACGACCGCATGCTTTGCCGCACCGGCAACAACGGTTCCGAGCGGCTTTTCGACGTCGAGCGCGCGGGGCGCCTGGCCTTCGCGTTCGCCGTAACCGGTCTGAACCATTGTCGCTGTGACCAGGCCAAGCGGAGCCGCGCCCCCGCCGCGCTTGATAAAGCTGTTGGCGGTAACAGTGTGCATCGGTTCGTCGGCGCCTGAACCAATGCTGTTGTTGCGAAACTTGGTGACGTGCGCAGCCATCACAGCCAGTTCGCCGCGGTGCGCGCCGGTCACGGTCACCATTGGGTCGGCGCTGTCGTAGACCCGGCCGTCGCCGCCGTGATGGGTCAAGGGCACGATCGACGGATTGACCAGGGCGAATTCGCCGCCCTTGGCCGTGGTGATGGTGCGGAGCGGGTCGGCCGAGTCGTGCGCCTGGTCGCCATTGGTGGTGTGTGTGATCGGCACGATGAACGGCCGTTTCGCGTTGACGACATAGCGCATGATCCCGGCCGCGATGCGGCGGCAAGTGGCGTCTTTCAGCGGCCGGTCACGTTCGAAAATCGACGGGCACGGAATCGACCAGTCGATGCATTCGGCCGCGGTGCGCCACGGCTTCAGCCTGCCGGCACGGACGGCCGGCGTGTCGGGGTGGCCGTGCGTCGGCTTCGGCCACACGATCGGCTTGCCGTCGCACCTGGCGATCAGGAACAGCCGCTTGCGGATCGTCGGCGCGCCATAATCGCAGGCGCGCAGCTCGCGCCACTGGATGCGCGAATAGCCCGCCTTCTTCAGTGCCCGGATCCAGCGCTTGAACTCCTCCCCCTTGCGGGCCTGGCACGGCATCGGGCCGTTGGGGGTGTCGACCAGCGGGCCCCAGTCCTGGAACTCCTCCACGTTCTCCAGCATGATGACTTTCGGCCGTTGCGCCGGCGGCAGGTCGCGCGCCCAGGCGACGACAACCCATGCGAGGTCGCGGATACGCTTTTCGACGGGTTTGCCCCCTTTGGCCTTTGAGAAGTGCTTGCAGTCGGGGCTGAACCACGCCAGGTCGACCTCGCGGTTGCCGACGACATAGACTGGCAGGATGTCCCAGACGGACTGGCAGAAATGCTCGGTTTCCGGATGGTTGGCGGTGTGGACCGCGATCGCCGCGGCGTCGTGGTTGACGGCGATGTCGACCGGCCGCCCCATGCCCGCGACGATGCCGGTTGAAGCGCCGCCGCCGCCGGCGAAGTTGTCGATGATTAACCCCCTCATTCCGCAGCCTCCAGAACGGTTTCGGCGTCCAGCAGATCGAACAACGAAGGCACCGAGAGCTCGCGCTCCTTCGCCTCGAGATATTTGACGCCATCGCAGAAGTAGGACGGGTTCAGTTCAACCGCCCTGCCCTTGCGGCCTAACCCCAAGGCACGATACGGCACCGTGAAGAGCCCTCCGAAGGGATCGAAGACGAGCTCGCCGCGGCTGCTGTAGCGCTCGATCAGCCGGTCGACGATGTCGAACTGGAGGGGGCAGACATGGTTTTCGAGGCCCTTCTGCGTCTGGGCGCCGTTCAGCGTCAGCATTCGGTTGATGTCGTGCCAGACGTCAGGATCGGTGCTGCCTGGCGCCAGCGCCATGAAGGTCGACGGCAGGGCACCACGCGCCTCCAGGGCTTCACCGATGCGGACATGGGTCTCGTAATCGTAGACCTGGTCGAGGCTCTGCGACGTGAATGCCTTGACCAGGACATCGGTTGGCATCGCTGCCAATTCTTCAGGAGACAGCAGCCGCTCCCCCGACGACCGCCAGAACGCATGAGCGTCGACCTGCCAACGAGCGAGACTGTATTCGGCCTTTTCGCGCGCGATCTTGTCGTCGGCATAGGACTTCGACCGGTCCGTCGGTAGCTTGCACATCAGCAGGACGTATTCCGGAGACCCGACGCCCATCTTGGACCCATCCTTGCACATCTCGGTGTAGCCGAGGCGGTAGGTCTGGTTGTTCTCGCGGACAACATCGGTGACGACGGTAATCATGCCCATGTAGCCGAAGCCGTGCTGCTGATAGTGCGCGATGCATTTCGCATGGAACGGGTTCACCGTCGGCCGGCCCATGCCGGTGACGGAACCGAACATGATCCGGTCCTTGACGTGGATGCAGGCGAGCCGGCCAGGTTTCAGCAGCCTCAGCAGTTCCGGCGTCAGGAAATCCATCTGCGCGAAGAAGTGTGCGTCGTCATCGGTATGGCCGAAGTCGTTGTAGCTCGGCGTGTATTCGTAGTGATTGCTGAACGGGATCGAGGTCACGATCAAATCGACCGAGTTGTCGGCCATGATGCGGGCTTCCTCGACGCAATCATTGTTGGCGACGATCCAGTCGCGACCGGAGCATTCCTTGCGTTCGGTGCCGATGCTGCGGGTGAGCACCTGGGCCATTTCCAAATGGTTCAGGCCGAATTGTCGGATCACGTCGGTCATGTTGGCGGCAAGCTCCCTGTGTTGCGTCCATTTCTTTTCGAGGTCGCGCCTGATCTCGCGTTCGGCTTCGGAATAGATGAGATCGACGCGGACACGACGCGGCTGGCCGAAGCGCTGCAGACGGTGGATCGCCTGGATGAAGTCGTTGAATTTGTGCCCGATGCCCAAAAAGATGGCCCAGGCACAATGCTCCTGGATGTTGGTGCCCGATCCGGTCAGGATCGGTTTCGTTGCGAGCTCGCGGATGCGTCCCTCGCTGAAGGCCTCGACGGCATCCTCGCGGGCTTCGAGGTCCTGGGCCCCGTAGATCGAGGTGATGTCGGGAATGGCGCGTTCGATAGCCTCCCGCTCCGCTTCGAGATCGTGCCAGATCACACGATGCGCGTCGGGCTCTTCGGCGCGAAGCTCAAGCAGTTTTGCAATGCGGTTCTGCAGGCTCTCCCGCTTCTCCCGGGCGGCATCCTGGATACCCATGGCGGCGTCCTTGAACAGGAGGCCTTGCTGCTCCCTGCCTTCTGTGCCGGCGCCGGCATGATCGGTCGGGACCTCGTGCCAGCGGATATCGATATCGGGCAGTTCGTAACCGTCGTCGGAAAATCCCAGATCGGACGGCCGCTGCAGGAACACCGCCCAGCTGTTGAGCCAGAGGTAGAATTCACGTTCCTTGTGTGGGTACAGCGTCAGGTTATTGGCCTTGGTGCTGTCCCGCTGAAAGAAGCGGGTCAGCGCCTGGCCGGTATCCATGACGCCCAAAAACCCGGCGTAGTGGATCAGCTCCTTGTACCGGTTCGGTGACGGCGTCGCCGTGGCTACGAACCGGAACCGGACCTTGTCGAACAGGGTCAGGAAGGTCTGATACGTTTTCGAGCCAAAGCTGCGCAAGACACTCGCCTCGTCCAGGCTGGCCATGGCGAACAGGTTTGGGTCCAACTTACCGTCTCGCACCGTCTCATAATTCGTGATGTGGATGACGGGCACGCCGCCGGCGTCGTCTTCGATCTCCTCCGGTGTCCGAATGAACTTGATCCGCACCGCGAAGGCGCCGCTGAAGCGGCGCTGCGCTTCCTTGAAGAATTCCTTCCGAACGCCAAGCGGCGCGATGATTAAGGCGCTGCCGCCGGCCTTCTTCTTCAAGATGCGCAGCGTCTCGATCTGCGTCGCCGTCTTGTGTAAACCGAAGCTGGCGAAGAACGCCCGCCGCCCGCCTCTCACACCCCATTGGACCAAGGCGCGGGTGTGCGGTTTAAGCGCCGGGTTGATCTCGTCGAGCTCGACGTCGAAGCCGATGGCAGGGGCCATGCGTATTTTGCGCTCCAGGAAGTCGCGATAATTCATGACGCCCTCCGCAGTGCTTTGCTGATATGCCCGGCGTAGACGCTGACAGCCTTCCAGTAGGCCGCCATCGGCGCTTTGTGCTTGCGACAGCATTCCGCCGCACGCTGCGCTGCATCGGCCCTGATCGCGTCGAGCACTCCGCAAAGGA